TTAAAGCATTTAAAAAAGCATACTTTCTTGCATAAGACATACAGTTACCTGATCCATATTTATCTTTTTTAGCAAGAGCATGAGTTTCAATTTCAATAAAAGAAGAAGGGTCATCCAAATCTACAATAGTCATCTTACAAGTAGTTCTGACAAAATCATCTTCCATATTAAAATCTTTGTATGTGCAGTATGGATATAAATCATTTTTAATTAATGCCTCCATAGCAACAGCTTGAACCGCATCATGTTCTAATGGGTTAAAATTCATGCCTCCTTTCTTCTCAGTTTTTTTAACCATCCTAGCTTCAGCGGAAGCTAACTTTAGTTTTTTATATATATTATTTGACATTCTTTCCTTTCTTTATTTTTGGTGTTGGCCTTAATGTTTCAAGCATCCTATCTTTAAATGCTATTTCATCTTTTAATTTTTGTATCTTATCTTTATATTTTTCATCAATACCTTTAATTATTTCATCTCTTTCTAATAATTTTTTTGAGTATGATTTATTATCTCTTTCAAGATTTCTTATGTTTGTTTGCATCTTAGCAAGTTCCATCATTATTTTATCTGACATTTTCCTCCTTATAGTTTTTCATAAAAGTCTTCTAGCCTTTGCATATCTTCTTCATGGTAGTTCTCTAATAAAAAATTAGATTTGTAGTTTCTAATTTCTGACCAATCCACACCAATAATCATAGCAAGTTTTCTCATATCTCCATTTGCCATCCTCAACATTTCCTGTCTTTGAATATTAATTTGTATAAATTTTTTAAAGAAATATTGAAGACCTTTAGGGGTAAGTTCCCAACAATTATCAGGAGTAAAGATAGTATAATCACTATCACCTACATAAATTAAATAAGGTTTATATTTATAATCAAAATGTTTTGAATAGATTGCTGTTTGAATACAATGAGTAAATTGAGGATATTTTATTACTTGAGATTTAGAATACACCCAATCCCCAATTCTATTTTCATTTGGTTTATCATCTTTTTTAGGTTTTTTTAGTGGCTTCAAACTCACATTGCCAAACCTATTTTTATGTTCGGTTATCTTTTTTTCATTATCATTAACACAATCAATGTAACCTTCATTGGCAAGATTTAATGTTTGACCCATGTATTTATTATCATACCAATCAGAGAAAGGTTTTTCTGAAGACCATCCTGAAAAATTATCGGACACTTCATTGATAGCTTCTAAGTGTCTTTCAACATAACCTTTAATTTTTTTTAAAATAAATTGTGCTTTCATCTTATGCTTATCCTCAAACTCAAACTGTTCTATGTGAGTTTTAAAAGCAAGTTCCACATCATCAATCTTTGCCTGACCTACTAATATATTTTGAAACCAATCATGGACAAATGTACCAGCTTTAAAACTGATAGATGGTTTTTCTTGTTTGAATTTTAAGTATGGGAATAGTTGATATTTATTATACCACATCCAATTAGAAAGTGCTGTTTGACTAGGTGAGGTTGTTGCTTTATTAAAATCACCTTCAGTCCAAGCTAAATCTGTAAATCTTTCTTCCATCTGATTAAAGTATTTACAAATTATTTACAATTAAGTCAATAGTTTTATTTGATTTATTTTTCAAATAATATATCTAATATAAATGACTGTGCAAAAGGTGGATTTAAATTGGGAAGAAATATTATCAGGTGCTTCAACTGGGATTGTCAGGGAAGTGGAAAGTTTAAGACAAAATATTCAATGGGGTCATGGTGCTAAGTTTGACCGCTATCAAAAGTGGGGAAAGAGTGTATCAGGTACGCTTTGCGAAATGGCTTTGGCCAAAAAAATGAAATCGTATTTCACACATTCAGTTAACAATTTTTATGGTAAGGATTTAATCATAGATAATAAACCAGTACAAGTCAGATCACAGCTATATTCAAAGCCTAATAAATCACTTATTATCAGGCAAGGACATAAACCTGAAGATTATTACTTCTATGTTGGTGATGATTGCCCAACCTTTTATTTCTATGGCTACATACTGGCAAAAGATTGTCGGAAATATGGCAAGTGGACAGACTTCAATCAAGATAGGCCTCATGTTTGGTCTGTACCTATTGAAAGTCTTAAACCTATTACAGAATTTATAAATGAAACCTAGTTTAGAACCATTCTTAAAAGTAGAGCATTCATTATTGGATAATGAGGTGCTAACATCTACTGAGAAATGCCTCTATATGCTTCTGAGAAGGCTTGAGAACGCACCTAAAGGCTGTACACCTTCCTATGCCTATCTAAAACGAAAACTTAAAATAAAGGACAATAGGACAGTTCTTAGAGCTTTGGACAGACTACAATTATTTGGCTATATTACATGGGTAAATAGAGGCCAGAATAAAAGTAACAAATATCATTTTAGAGGCGATACTAATTTTCAATCTATATTGCAAGACAACCTAAGATTGCGTAAGGTTATGGCACAGAAACAGAAGAATAGATACAACCAAAAGTTGAGGGATAACTTTGTGAATAAGAAGGGGATAAAGGTTATAAATAGTTAACATCTTATTAACAAGGGGTCTGTCGGTGGTGTAATGAATGCAAATCGGTGGTGTAATAAATGTACCTTAATAAAGATATAATATAAATATATAACTAGTTAGTAATATGACTAAATATGTACCAATAAAAACTATACAGTATGAATTAAGTAAAATTAGAAAGTCTTCTAATTTCAACTATCAAAGAGCTATAGAACGAAATAGAAATAATCAGGCTAAAAACCCCCCCTTGACTAACCTTATTAGCTTTCTTAAAAACAAGAATACACCTGAAAAAGTTATAGATAAGATAGTGGGTGAGTATTGGGCTGAAGTTGAAAAAGATAATAGATATGAAATTAACATTGCAAAGAAACTCAAGATGAAGTATGTTAAATAAGTTAACATACAATATCTAGGTATTCAGGATATGGGGGTTAATTCTTACACCTTTCTTTCTACAACCCCCTATCCTCCTTCAACTAATAGGTAGCTTTTAACTTGAAGCTAACTTCAATATAATCTTCCCATGATTCAATATCATCTACATGATGATTTAATTGTCTTACCAATTCAAAAAGATCATTGACATCACCTATATTTATTGTCTTTCCTTTTTTAATAATAGGTTGTTTTAGCTCTGTTGTTTTTTGTTTCTTACTATCATATTTTTGTGATTGATAGCTTACTGGTGTTATATTAACATCATCATAGCTTATAAATGGTCGCATTGTTTCCTTCCTTTCTTTATATTCCAAAGTGTTCTTGCATAAATTATACTATCTTTTTTTGTTATTATCTTTTTTGGAATTAGTTTTAATATCTTGCTGTTTATCTTTGAGATATTGTTCGTATCTTTCTCTAATTTTATCATCTCTTTCAAAAGTATTTACCCCACATAGCTCTAAATCTAGCTTGTATTCTAAATAACCTTTTATCCTTTCCATCTATTGACAGCATTATAAAATAATTAACAAGGTTGCAAGTAATATTATTAATATACAAGCTATCCTTACTTTCTTTCTATGTATTGCATGACCTCTAATTATCATTTTATTATTTTATATTTATCTTTCAAATGATCTATTAACTGGTCGTAGGTTGGAATATTTTGATTGTCAAAGTTACTTTTTATTTCAACCTCAATATCCTCTATATCTTCAGGAAAATATCTACCTGAATTTTGATATATCTTTTTAATGGCCTCTAATTGTTGGTTAGTAGGTTGATCTTCTTGAAAAAAAGAATAGCTATCAAAACCATTTCTGTCAGTTACTCTAATGTTCCATACTTTCATATTTACCTCTTTAGTTTGTTATTAAATAATAAGTTAATAAAATTACCTCAATAATTATCCATGCTTCAATCATATTTATTTTATTTATTAATTTAACATTTCTATAACTTCAATATAATCTGATAACCATTTTTTAGCATCAGCTCTACATTCAAAGTCTTTATATATTTCCCACATTCTTGATTGATCATCTAAAATATCATCATTCATATCAACTTTATCTGGGTTATGTATTACTATTTTATAAGTAGTTTTATTGCTCATTTTTTTTATCCTCACTTTCTTTCATAATCATATCAATTAAGGTATCAGAGCTATAATTTTTTAATAAATCTTGAAGTTGCTCTAATGCTTTTTTCTTTTTTTGATACAGTCTGTCTTTGTTTTCTGTCCTTACTAAGTCTAATGCGTCAAAGTCTATAGCCATTATTCCTCACTTTCTTTTTTGTTTTTACTTTCATACTTTCTTAATTCCTTTAAATTATCATTAACTATACTTAATGCTGTACTTAAACCATTTGAAATATAGCTAGGATAATGATCTTGAAAACAATCTTCTGTTATTTTATCAAGTTCAATTCTTATTTCTTTTAATCTATTTATTTTACCTTTCATTTAACCTCTTTCTGTACTAGGTAGCATTAATAAAAACTTAACAATGAACAAGGCAAACATACTTAGACCCAAAGTTAAATTGATATGAGTTATTACAAATAGACCCAATAAAGCTAATCCAAAGCATAAACTAAAATATATTGCTCTAATCATTACAGACCGCCTTTAATTGCCCATGTATGAAGCATAAACAACATCAAACCAGTCAGGCTTGAAGTCATAAATAAAAATACAAATGCTTTAAATAAAAAATCTTTCATATCTGACCTCTTTCTTTTTGGTTTATATCAACTACATAATATTCTTGATGATCTTCTTCATTATCAAACTTATTATAGATATATTCCCATCCATGCTCAAAGCTAGTAAATGCTTTGTCAGGAAATATTCTATTATTCATCCAGTCAACTATTTTAAATTTATTTTCCATCATTACGCCTTTCTTTGTTGGTTGTTTGTGTGTGTTATTTTAAAGCTAGGTATTTCATTATCCCATCTTTTTAATGTTTCTTTCTTTTCCCACATAGCCTCTAAAATTTCACTTAATTGGTCATTGTAAATATCTTTTTTAGTGTCAACTATACGACCCCTAACATTTTTAATTTCAATATCGTATAAGTCAGACCCATTTAAAATAATTCTAACAGTTGCAAATTTATATTTTGAAGTATTACTAATATTAAATTGCAAACCATAAAGACCTTTTTCATTTTCAATAGCCCCAAAATTTCTTGAAGCTGAACACATCAAGATTGTAGGGTGTATTTGTGATTTTATAGTCTTAGCTATGTTTAATAATTGTTCATTGTTAATTGTCATTGTTTCACCTTTCTATTTTTAGTTTTAAAACAAGGTAATATATTGAACTCAATTTTATATAAAAAATTAAGTTTTTTTCTAACCATATCAACAAAATCATCATATCCAATTTTTTGGTCTATAACTTTCCATTGATCAGTATTTGAAAAAATAAATTTATCAATATCAGTATAAATACAACTATCACCTGATCCTCTTTTATTAATAATATCTACAGCAAGTTTATTAACTATTTTTTTAATCATACTACCTTTCTTGTTAGTTATTGACAGATTATACTTATTAAATTTATTTGTCAATAGGTATTATAACCAATTGTGTTTAATTGCATAACCATCATCAAAAAGAACAGATGAAAGTGTATAAACAAGATGAAAGCCCATATCCATACCGCAACCGCCTACTTTAATTCCATTGTAACCGCCAAATCTATTTTTGGCTTCTTTCCAATCTAAAGCTAATGAAACTAATCTTGTCCAGTCTAAAGCGTTACTGTCTTTTAATTGTCTGACTTTAATATGCCTAGTCATACCTGATTGAGATACATGCATTAATTGAGTGTGAAGTGTATCACCTTTTTTAATTACTTCTTTCAATCTTGT